ATATACGAACAACAGAATAAAGAAATAGAGTCTATAACTTCTAGATGGAAAGCAGATTCTATGTCAGATTCTTGGATGTCAAAAAACGTGCGTCCACTAGTTCTTATATGGTGTATTGTTGTATTTTCTTTTGCAGGTATACTAGATAGTGTAGAAACTATACCATTTACAATACATGATAACTGGAATGATACTTTTGAGAAAGTAATGATGTCCGTAATATTAGCTTATTTTGGAGGTCGAACAACTGAAAAAGCTAGTAGCATGTTTAAAAAGTAAAAGTTAATAATAATAAGTAATTATACACTTATAAATTAAATCAAATTAAATATTATGAAAAAATTATTATTAAGTATAATAATGCTATTTAGCGTCGTTATACACAGTACAGAATTAAGCGACAAATTAAGAGGAGCTTGGTCTAGCGAAAGCACGAGTTACTATGTTGTTATATTACACAATGAAAACAAAGGTTACGAATTAGTTAATTTTTCTTTTAAAGAAAACCAAACATTACAAGAAACAGTAATAGGTCAAGGTAAAAATTACATAAAAACTAAAATATATAATCCTGTAAACGATTTTGAAACTTTTGTTACTTATACTTTTATAGATGATGAATTACATTGTGAATTTGAAGGCAAATCAAATCACGTAACTATTTATAAAAGATATTGGTTAATGACAAATTAAATTAAATAAAATGGAAAAAAATAAAATAACTAAAGAAGAGTTAGAAAAGATTGTAGACTTTCAAAATAAACTTTATAAAATTACAACTGACGTAGGAGTTCTTGAAACACAGAAACACGCTGCTTTACATGATCTAGCAGGTGTTAATCAAGAACAAGAAGAATATAAAAAAACCTTAGAAAACAAGTACGGTGCTATTAATATAGATTTAAACGATGGCGCTTATACTAAAGTAACTAAAGATGAATAATATAATAAGAAAGATTAGTATAGGTTCTGATTATAAAAACGATGCAATGCATTATTCTTTAGGTCAACAAGTTTATGGTGGTCATGAAATATCTCACATATTATTTGATGAAAAAGATAACTCATATAATATTTATATAAAGAAAAACAATGAAGTATTGCCATGGAAAAAGTTTAACTTTAACATGTCTATATCAATTGAATATGATTTAGAGTATTAATGAATAGTTTATACGATTTTATAGTAAAACCTATAGGTGAAGACAGGTATGCTAATAGTAAAAAAATAGGTGAAAAAGAATTAATTTTAAATACTAAAATTGAATCTTGGAAGTTTGTTAATAGATTTGCTAAGGTTATTTCTACACCTTTAGCAATTAACACTGATATAAAAAAAGGTGACACTATAGTTTTACACCAAAACGTGTTTAGAAGATTCTATAATATGCAAGGTAAACAGACTAATAGTCGTTCTTATTTTAAAGATAACTTATATTTTGCAGCGCTTGATCAAATATATTTGTATAAAAACAAAGACAAATGGGAGAGTTTTGGTGATAGATGCTTTGTAAAACCAATAAAAAATTCTGACAATATAAGAAACAGAAAAGAACAACCTTATGTTGGTATACTAAAAATAGGTAATAATAAGTTAGAAGCATCTAATATTAACTCAGGCGATATGGTTGGATTTAAACCCGGTGCTGAGTGGGAGTTTTTTATAGATGATGAGCGTCTTTATTGTATGAAATCAAATGATATTGTAATTAAATATGGAAACAAAGAAAATAAAAAGGAATATAATCCAAGCTGGGCGTATAGCAGTTGAAGAACTTATTAAAGTAGCTAAGGAACCTATTATTGATTTTGGTCCTGATATTTCTGCAGATAGATTAAAAAACGCAGCTGCAACTAAAAAACTAGCTATCTTTGATGCCTTTGAAATACTGTCTAAAATCAATGAAGAAGAAAACATTATTGAAGGTAAAGTAGAACAAGAAACTAAAAAACCAAAAGAATTTAAAGGTTTTGCAGAAGGGAGGTCTAAATAATGTATCAGCAAATTTTATATAAAATATTAGATAATCACATTAAACCTAAAATACTTAAAAAAAATAATAAGTATAAGAAATGGGAGTATGGTTATAATATAGAACACGATATTGTAATTATAAGTAGAACAGGTGAGATAAGTGACGTTATAGAAATACAAAATTTAAAAATAGCCTTACCAAAAGCTAATGATATTTGTAAATTTAAATCTGATAGATTTGAATACAAACCTTTGCCAAAAGAATTAAAAAGAATTAAAACAATATTTGATTGGGAGGAATATCCGTTAGATTTTAAGGAAACATGGTATGATTACATTGATAAAGAATTTGCTCGTAGAGAAGAAGGTTTTTGGTTTTATAACAAAGACAACCCTACTTACATTACTGGCACTCATTATATGTACTTGCAGTGGAGTAAAATTGACGTTGGGAAGCCAGACTTTCGAGAGTCAAATAGATTATTCTTCATTTTCTGGGAAGCTTGCAAGGCAGATTCACGATCCTATGGGATGTGTTACCTTAAGAACCGTAGATCTGGTTTCTCTTTCATGGCCTCAGGAGAGGTGGTTAATTTGGCGACCATATCCTCGGACTCGAGATATGGAATTTTATCTAAATCTGGGCCTGATGCCAAGACGATGTTTACCGATAAAGTGGTACCCATATCAGTTAACTATCCCTTCTTTTTCAAACCGATCCAGGACGGTATGGACAGGCCTAAGACCGAGCTCGCCTACCGTGTCCCCGCAAGTAAACTTACCAGACGTAAGCTTACCGCAAACGAAACCGCACCGGACTTACAAGGTCTTGACACGACCATCGATTGGAAAAACACCGGTGATAACTCCTATGATGGGGAGAAACTCAAACTCCTCGTCCACGATGAGAGCGGTAAATGGGAGAGACCGAACAACATCCTTAACAACTGGCGTGTTACGAAAACCACCCTTAGATTAGGTAGTAGAATTATTGGTAAATGCATGATGGGTTCAACTTGTAACTCATTAGACAAAGGTGGTGATAATTTTAAAAAATTATATTATGACTCAGATGTCACGAAAAGAAATGCAAATGGACAGACTCGTTCGGGACTCTATTCTTTGTTCATTCCTATGGAGTGGAATTACGAAGGATACATTGATTCTCATGGAATACCTGTCTTCGACACTCCGACCGACATTATTAAAGGACCGCAAGGAACACCTATAACATTAGGAGTTATAAATTACTGGCAAAACGAAGTTGACGGATTAAAAGATGATCAAGACGCTTTAAATGAATTTTATAGACAGTTTCCTAGAACTGAAGAACACGCGTTCAGAGATGAAGCTAAATCATCATTGTTTAATCTTACAAAGATATATGAGCAAATCGATTGGAACGCTGATCTAAAACACTCACCGATGGTTACTCAAGGTAATTTTCAGTGGTTAGGAGGAATAAAAGATACTTCTGTAATTTTTGTACCACAAAATAATGGTAGATTTTTTATATCATGGATACCTAAACAAAAAATGCAAAACAATGTAATTCATAAGTTAGGTAAAAAATATCCAGGAAATGAACACATAGGAGCATTTGGATGTGATAGTTATGATATATCTGGAACAGTAGATAGGAGAGGTTCTAAAGGATCTTTACACGGTTTAACTAAGTTTAGCATGGAAGATGTTCCGGCTAATCATTTTTTCTTAGAATACATAGCTAGACCACAAACTGCAGAAATATTTTTTGAAGATGTGTTAATGGCTTGTATATTTTACGGTATGCCAATATTAGCAGAAAACAATAAACCTAGATTGTTATATCATTTTAAAAGACGAGGTTATAGAGGTTTTGCAATGAATAGACCTGATAAAATATATAACAAACTATCAATTACAGAAAGAGAAATAGGTGGAATACCTAACTCTAGTGAAGATATAAAACAAGCGCACGCTGCTGCTATTGAAAGCTACATAGAAACATACGTGGGTTTTCGCAGTGATAATACTCATGGTGATGTGTATTTTCAAAGAACATTGGAAGATTGGGCTAAGTTTGATATAAACAATAGAACTACTCATGATGCATCTATTAGTTCAGGATTAGCAATAATGGCTTGTAATAAAAATAAATATAGACCTGTTCCAAAAATTGTAAGACAAAATTATAATTTAGGAATAAAAAAATTTGATAATAGTGGGTTGTTATCTAAAATTATAGATTAAATGAAAAGTATATACACGAATGGTAATAGTATTTTTCCTAGCCAAGTAGTTAGTGACGCAGAAAAAGCCAGTTGGGAATATGGTGAGAGAGTTGCTCAAGCTATAGAACAAGAGTGGTTTAGTCAAGGTAGAACAAGTGGTAACAGATACTTGACTACTTGGAATAACTATAATAGATTAAGATTGTACGCGAGAGGTGAACAACCTACTTCAAAATATAAAGACGAATTATCTATTAACGGTGATTTATCTTATTTAAATTTAGACTGGAAACCCGTGCCTATTATTTCAAAATTTGTAGACATACTTACTAATGGTATTTCTAATAAAGAATATGATATAAATGCTTTTGCCCAAGATCCAGCTTCTTTACAAAAAAGAACTAATTACGCAGAGTTATTAGCTCAAGATATATTTGCTAGAGACACTATGAATAAAATTAACGCTCAATTAGGTGAGAATTTATTCAACACTCAAGTACCAGAAGATCAGATGCCACAAACTCCAGAAGAACTGGAATTACACATGCAGTTGTCTTACAAGCAAAGTGTTGAGATAGCTGAAGAAGAGGTTATTAATCAAGTGTTAGATTATAATAAATGGGAGTTAACAAAACGTAGAATAAATTATGATTTAGTTACGTGTGGAATTGGAGCTGTTAAAACTGATTTTAATATATCTAATGGTATAACTATAGATTATGTAGATCCAGCTTATTTAGTATACTCTTATACAGAAGATCCTAACTTTGAAGATATATATTATGTTGGTGAATTAAAAGCAGTTACGTTACCAGAAATAGCTAAGCAGTTTCCTAATATAGATGATTCTGTTTTAGAAAAAATACAAGAATATCAAGGTGATAAAACATACATGTATGGTTATGGTAATGGTCCATGGGATCAAAACACTATTCCTTTATTATACTTTGAATACAAAACATATACCGATCAAGTTTTTAAAATAAAAGAAACAGATCAAGGTTTAATGAAAGCTATTGAAAAACCAGATACTTTTAATCCACCTGAAAATGATAACTTTGAAAGAGTAGGTAGAACTATTGAAACATTATATAGAGGTGTAAAAGTCTTAGGTACTAATATATTATTAAGATGGGAGTTATGTCCTAACATGACTCGACCAATGGCAGATACTACTAAAGTAGAAATGAATTATGCTATATGTGCACCACGTATGTATAAAGGACGTATTGATTCTACAGTGAGCAGAATAACTGGTTTTGCAGACATGATTCAAATAACTCATTTAAAACTACAACAAGTAGTTGCAAGAATGGTTCCAGACGGTGTGTTTTTAGATATGGACGGATTAGCAGAAGTTGATCTTGGTAATGGCACGAACTATAATCCAGCTGAAGCTTTAAATATGTATTTTCAAACTGGTTCTGTTGTAGGAAGATCACTTACTCAAGATGGTGAATTAAATAGAGGAAAAATTCCTGTACAAGAATTATCAACAGGATCTGGACAGGCTAAAATACAAAGTTTAATATCAACGTACAATTATTATTTACAAATGATAAGAGATGTTACGGGATTAAACGAAGCGAGAGATGGTGCTTTAGCTGATAAAGATACATTAGTAGGTTTACAAAAAATAGCTGCCCAAGCTTCTAATATAGCAACAAAGCATATTAACAATGCTAGTTTGTATTTAACTTTAAGAATGTGTGAAAACATATCTAAAAAAGTTAATGATATGTTAGATTATCCGTTAACGGCAAACGCTTTAAATCAAAGCATTACGGTTTTTAATACTAAAACGCTGCAAGGTTTAGAAGAATTAAATCTACACGATTTTGGTATTTTCTTAGACCTTGAACCAGATGAAGAGGAAAAAGCAAAACTTGAACAAAATATACAAGTAGCTTTATCAAGTGGTGGTGTAGATCTAGAAGATGCTATTGAGATAAGACAAATACGTAATTTAAAATTAGCTAATCAAATGCTAAAAATGAAACGTAAACGTAAGTTACAAAGAGAAAGGCAAATGCAGGCTGAAATGAGCCAACAACAGGCGCAAGCAAATTCTCAAGCTTCTCAAGCAGCAGCAGAAGCGGAAGTTCAAAAACAACAAGCTTTAACTAGTGAAAAAGTAAACTTTGAACAAGCTAAGTCTCAGTTTGAAATACAACGCATGCAGACTGAAGCTGAAATTAAACGTCAGTTAATGGCTGAAGAGTTTAATTATCAATTGCAATTAGAACAAGTAAAAAATCAACGCGAATCTACAAAAGAACAATCTATTGAAGATCGTAAGGATAAAAGAACAAGAATAGCTGGCACACAACAAAGTCAAATGATAGATCAAAGAAAAAATGATTTATTACCAATTAACTTTGAAGCTCAAAGTGGGCAACAACCAACTATTTAGTATTAATTATTTAATTATATTATATTATGGCAGAAAAAAAAGTGGCTGTAGAGGTCAAGCAAGAAGGTGAGTTTACTTTAAAAGGTAAGGTAAAACCAAAAAGAAAGGTAAAAGACTTAGGTAAAACTAGCACTGAACCTGTAAAAATGGAGATAAAAAAACCTATAGAACAAAAGGTAGAAGCTCCTAAAATTGATTTAACTAAAAAAGAAGACAATGCCGTTCAAGAGCGAAAAACAGAGGAAATACCTGTGGGCAACGAATCCGAAGTTGGCACAGAAGTGGACAAAGAAGTACGGGTCAGCGATACAGATGCTAATGAAGAATCTCCGATCCAAGTAATTGAAGAGATAACTGAAGAAGTTAAACCGGTTGAAGTAAAAAAACAAGATACTCCAATAATTAAAATGCCTGAATTACCAGAAAATGTAGAAAAACTGGTATCATTTATGAATGAAACAGGGGGAACAGTTGAAGACTACGTAGAGCTTAATAAAGATTATACTAAGTTAGACAACGATCAATTGTTGAAAGAGTATTTAAGAAAAACAAAACCTCATTTAGACTCAGAAGACATTAATCTTATAATGGAAGATTATAGTTTTGATGAAGAATTAGATGAGCAAAAAGATATACGAAGAAAAAAACTAGCTTATAAAGAAGCTGTTGCTAATGCTAAAAAAGATTTAGAACATAAAAAATCTAAATATTATGCTGAAATAAAGCAAAGACCTGGTGTTACGCAAGATCAACAAAAAGCAATGGATTTTTTTAATCGTTACAATAAACAGCAAGAAAATATAAAGCAGTCTCAGGAAAATTTTAAACAAAAAACTAGCGATTTATTTAATACTAATTTTGAAGGTTTCGATTATACGGTAGGAGATAAAAGATTTAGATATAAGTTAAAAGATCCTAAGGCAACTGCTAATTCACAATCTAATATAGAAAACTTTGTAAACCGATTTTTAGACAAAGATGGAAATATTGGAGATACTGCGGGTTATCATAAAGCTTTATATGCTGCGATGAATGCTGACAAGCTAGCTTCTCATTTTTATGAGCAAGGTAAAGCAGACGGTGTTAAAAACATAGTTAAACAATCTAAAAACCCAGCTACGGATGCGCCAAGGCAAGTTGCCAGCGGGGATGTCTACGTTAGCGGTTTTAAGGTAAAAGCTATTAGTGGAGCAGATTCATCAAAATTAAAAATCAAAAAACGAACATTTAATAATTAAAATTTAAAATTATGGCTTTAAATCCCCAGTTTGGTACTATTGTACCAAGCCAAGT